GTTTTGTTTTATGCCTGGCAACCCCGGGCTCTTACGAGCCACTTTCTGCCAACGTCATGGAGCGATAACCGCTCAACTAACATCTCATACGCGTAGGAACCTTTATTCATCATGATTTGATCTCCACGTAATAAGCATGGCAAAGGAGGGATACAAGCCCTCCACATACTCGCTTCATGATATATCCTACAGCCACGTGTTGGTATGCGCAGCTGGTATATGCTTCAGCAACCCGCCCGTTGGGGCGATACTAGACGTAGTTAACGCCAAAGCGAAATAGGTGTCATTTGCAGCATTAAACGTATTATTAGTGTTGGTTTCTATAGTGGCCAACTGGGCAGTTATTTCAGTAAGCAAATAAGGAACGCTAGCACCAATTCCAATCGCCGCGGGCGCTAGATTGGTGTTTAACGTGCTCACATTGCCATTAATAGCTGTCAGTGTTGTATTGCCAGTATTGACGCTAGTAGTCAATGTAACCAACTGTCCTAATATCGCGTTTAACAGCGTGTTGCTAGTTGTTAGCAACGTTTCGATATTCGCTAAATGGCCGTTAGTAGCCATAGTATTATTTGCTGTCAACCCAGTATTGTTAAGGATAGTATTCTCGATACCGTATAATAATGTTAGTATATCGTTAGTGGTCATTGTTTGTCCGAGGAACGTAATTGAACCACCAACCCCAACGTCCTGCACAAAGATAGCCTCCGGAACAGTAACACGCGGATTCAACGGTGCACTTAACAGAGTTAAAGCGTTCACACGCTCGGCTTGATCAGCCTCATCCTGAGCGGGCTCAGTCATCAAACCTGACCGATAATCCAGGCTGGCGTTTGTTCGCCTAGATTAATGCCAGAATTGAAGCCTATGCAATCACCCGCTTGAGTGAAATTGTCAGGATATACAGACCAGAAGGACACAACGCCTCCTGCCCCACCGGTTGATGTGGCATAAGCTGGTACTGGGGAATTAGCCGTAAACCATTCAACGGGCGGACGCCCGAAGAAAACGACTTGTCCCGCCGTTAGATTGCTAAAACCATTAGCCGGGTTTGTAGTGAATGAACCTGCAACAGCCTGACCGTTGAGATTCAAAGCAGCTGACGAACCCTGCGGAATGTAAAAAGCAACCGTGGAAAACGGCTGGTCATCTACAGTGGGCAATTGCGGACGTGCGAATTCGATGCTGTATTCAACACGCAACGTCCAAGACAACAACGTGCCTACAGTAACGTTCACAGCTGGTTGTGTGAACGTCATTATAAACCGCCCCTGGGATCCGGTGACTGAGCTTGCCCCGTTGAGTGGGTCTGCAAGACTAGTCTGGAACCAGTTAAACGGCGTATAACCTCTGCGACAGTCGAAAGCAATGGAAAATGAAGCCCAAATTGGTGCAGTACGCGCACCAGGCAAAGCAAGAACATAGCCAACATTGGTAGCAACGCTTCCTCCGGGCGTAGACCCGACGGATGTATCGCAACCAACGGCAATCTGTCCACCAAAGCTTGTTGGTGAGCTTGACTCGATATGGAAAATGCATTTGCGAAAACGATAGTAACCCCATAGGGATGCTTCATCTGCTGCTCTCGTTGTCAACCAAG